GTTCCTATGTCGCTGACTACTAACACACCTAAAGTACTAACTGTGACTCTCCAAAAATGTGGCGTCCCCTGAGTGTCTTTTAATACGATTCCCTTGGTTGCATCGGTGAAAGCCTGATCACTTGAATACACTGACTTGCCTCTTACATCCAAAGTATAACCTGTGGTTAACGTAGTGCCCCCAATTAACACGGCTCCAGAAGTTGCTCTAAATGCTATGTTTGTTA